AGTGTCTATTATTGCGTATGCTTTCAACCCCCCTTCACTCGCTTTCTCATTAATGAGTTCGACTACTTTGCTCATTGTTGAGCATCTTTTTTCACCAAATAATAATTCTTGAAGGTATTCTACTGTTATCTTAGCCATGTGTTATTTAGTTTTAACTTCTATTTCGGTGCATTCAAATTTCATCCCTAGATATTCATATTGTGAAATCAAATCCTCGAGAATCTTTTTAACTTGGTCTTCTGTATATCTGCACCAAGGACTGGTCGTTTTTATTTTTATTTCGTATACTGTTGCCATTCCGTTATTCGTTTATGTGTTTTTGAATTCACCATCCCAATCTCTCATCTGAAGGGATTCTCTATATATGAAATGAGTAATATTGCTTTCTTTTTCACAGATGGCGTGAAATTCATCTTTACGTAGGTTGTGAACATAATTTCCTATAATCCATGCTCCATTGTCTTTCCTTCTTCCTCTGAATTCAATTATTCTAAACATACCTTTGGTTAATTCTTTTTCCATGTAAAAATTATTCTGTAATTTCTTATTCAGACAGTGTATCCAAATTAACAGTCGTCTTATAACATTAGTTCTCATCTTTAATTTCAACAGTTAAGTGATTTTGAATATTGGTAATTGATTGAAGAACCGTTATGTTCAAATCCTTCTTTACCTGTGCAGTTTTAAATGCTATATAGAGAATCTCATCTCTGTAGTCATACCTTGATTTCTTGTTCGATAACAGTTGATTAAGACGATGATTGATGAAATTCTTAAACATTATAAAATGCTCTGAGGGAATGTCAATCTGGTATGATTTAAGCAAATGATTTATATTATCTAAGCCACTAATTTCTACTCGATATAATCGATTATTATGTTTCGTTTTAATATCAGTCTTGACACCTTTCTCTACAAGAGTGTTTGAAAGAGTTTTGAGACTCAATTCAGTATAACCTTGAATACAGATTGAAGGTACGTATTGGAACATCCCTTCTTGAATCTTCTTTCTCTTCCTGATATAAAAACCTGCCTTGTTGAATACCTCAACAACACTTTTATCTTCTAGATACATTCTGTAATGGTTTATTGCAACATTGACACCTTGTTGAATATGAGGGATTCAAACATCCACACAAACACTTAATCCATTGATTGTGTTCTTTTACCATAACCAACCTCTATAAGGATTCCAAAAACCTTGAATTCTGTTCTTGTCGTTCGTTGTTCCTTGATTGCCATTTTTCCCATGATCTGTTTGTTCTTTGTGATAAAAATTCTCCCTAACCTGCTTAGGAGTTTTTCTCAAATCCTTTAATGATACTTTTGGTTTTCCCATTTTACTTTAAATAGTTGTTCAATATCATATCAAAAGACTCAGTGGCAATGCTACTTACCCCTTTTTTGTCCTTGGTAATAAGAATTGTGTTAGGATAAGTTCCATTAATTCGACCATGTGTAATGATGTCGATCGTCTTATCGAGCGAATTTAGTAGGTAAAGGATTTCTTCCAGACCTGTTCCATCTAATGCATTGACAATTACTTCGTCTATGCCAACATAATCAAGTCCACCTGTTTCTGATGAGGAGTTGATTAATTGTTGGAATGCAAACAATACAGATAAATCACACATTGCTAATTCTCCTAATGAAAGCTTTTCAATAGGCTCCTTAGTAACTCCATCTCTTAATATGTAGAATGTGATATCTTCTTTCACCTTCTTATTAGAGAGAGTCTTATATCCGTCTATAACAAGACGGAATGGTGAATTGAGTTGAGCTAAAAAATAATTACTCATTTGAGAGATTGAATCGAGACTCTTATTTGCTAAATGAGTTTTAAACTTTTGAAAGATACCTAATGTGAATTTAAACTGTGTTAATTGTTCTTCCTCTTCTTCGATAGCGTTTGAGACACTATCTAGTTCGTGATTTAATTTAGATATCTCTTCAGAATAACGACTTACATCCTTACCATAATCGCGAACCTTTTCGTCTTCAATATTTTGCTTTAAAATCAAGACCTGTCTCTTATAGCTTTCAATTGTAGCATTGAATCTTTCAATAGCTATATCATTTTCAGATATAATCATTTCAATGTTTTGAAGATTGTTATCTTCATTCTTCTTTTGAGCCTGTAATTGAGCAATGTTAACACTTAATACCTTATAGGCTTCTCTAACAGCAACTAATTGTTCTTCAATCTTAGATCTCTTCTCTAAAATTTGTAGTTTGATTGCATCCCAATCTAGATGAGCTTTACCTTCAAATTCTCTATACTCTGCAATAATTTCTTCTCGAGATATAATTACTCTTTCAATCTGTTCAATTCTACTTTTAGCGATCTTGTGATTCCATAAAGGATTTTTCAGTTGGAAGAAATGAGAACATTTAGGACAATGAATCGATTCATTTAATTCTCTATGAAGTTTCTCAGACCAGGCCTTCAATGAAGATATTCTTTTCTTATAAAATAAAATATCTTTAACAATTGTGGCTAAATTTGATTCTATAGATTTTTTTTGTTCATCTAATTCAGGAAAACCTAAATCAAATTGCTCTTTTAATTTAGTTCCTTTGTCGAGTTCAATCTTTTGCTTGCTTTCAGTTGATTGAACAAGAGAATCAAAATCTTTAGAATATTTCCAAGTACCCTTCTCTAAAACCTTGTTGGAATTAATTCTATTTAATTCCTTGATTTGATTCTGTATGTTTTCAATTCGTTCCTTTTCGACATCAATCGATTGATTGATATTTTGAATTGTACTTTGACGACGCTCTTCTATCTTAGTTCTATCTGACTCATCTAAGATCTGTTGCTCGAATACTTGTACTTTGGTGTGACACTCAAGCTCAGCTTTTTTATACTTTTGAATGTCAGTTTCTTTATTAGCAATATCGAGCTCTACACTTACAAGCATCTTGTCAACCTTATCGGCCTTACTATATTTATTAAGGATGCCTTGTTGCTCCTTGTCAGACATCACAAAAAACGATTTATAGTCTTTAGATATTAAAAAATTATTACATAGGTCTGATTTAGAAATCCCAAGTTCTGATAGGATTATTTGATTCTTCTCATTGATATCAGATCCTTTTGTAATAGGTTCGCCATTGATTTCAATACTACACGTAGAGGGTTTGTGATTCGCTATGAAGAATTCTCTAGTGATCTTCATCTCCTTTTTAAGGAACTCATTTTTTAAAGTTCCTGTTATGGTAGCTCTCTCCTCTCCATTGAAAATTATTTCTTTAATTCTTAAATTCTTAACAGTGTCACCTATCAACAACAATCGAGGAGCTTCAAACATAAAACTCTTTCCACTTCCATTAGAACGAATCTTCTTTTCTAATTCTAAGGCTTTAAGATTTAAACCAATTACTTGATTAGTGATCTTAGGTGTAAACTTTCTTACTGTATTACGATGCGAGCCCACATTTGTGAGCTCTATGTCTTGTATAATCCACATATTTATTATTCTTTTATTTGACCTTGATCAATTGAATGTTGGTACCATTTTTCGATCTCCTGTCTCTTCTTCTCGATTTCGTAAGTCATCATATCGGTATTCCAAGGAAGAAATCCTTCTGTTTTTAATATCTCTAAATAAGCTACAATGTGACAGAATTCTCCAAGTATCCTTTCGTCATTAGTTCTAGTCTCTCCCTCTTTAGGTTCAATTTCATCTCCTCCAAAAATAGCAGACTTACTTGCACGTTGTGATGTTTCATCACACTCTTCCATTAGTTTTACCAATAGCCATTGTCTTCTTGTCATTAGTCTTGATTTAGTCGTTGATTGATTTGAACCGGATTCGAAAAAGCTACATTCAAAATATTTGATTCAATTTCACATATCAAAATGTCAGCCAATTGATGAGCAGGATGATGTTCGCTAAACTGCAGTAGGTCGTCGCAAGATAGCATTCTCATCAACTCTGCAACACTATATAATTTAACAGGTTCTGAGAACTTTGAGAGAATAAATCTTTCTCTACTTCCAATTAAGCAGATCTCCTCTTCACCTAAATGCCTTATGTATGAAATACAAGTTTCCGGAATAGCAATTAATACATTGACATCTCCATTGTCTTGATCACCATACCATTCTGCAGCTATGTTGGATACTCCAAGCTCTTTCAATTTTAAAGCTTGGAGTCGTGTACAGTATTGGTTTTCTAATTTCATTCTCTCATTTCCTCTTCAGTAGTATAAGATTCTTCATTAGATAACTTAGGTATCATTGACTTCTTTCTTTGAGCTTCCAATAATTCAATCTTATGGTTAAGATACCAAGCAGACTTCTTTAAATCTACAATCTCAGATTCGAGCTTGGTCTTACCAGGATACAACTTCTCTCCAGCTCTTGGAATGTATTTAATGGCGTTACCAAGATTAAAATCAAGATCCCAGGCGTCAATTACTTTGATAACTTCATAAGGATTGTCTTTACCTCCATAATGAGAAGGATTGTTCACCATCTCTTTTTTCAACAAATCATTATCGCTTATCATAGACCTAAAGCTTTTGAAATGTTAGGGAAATTCTCCATGAAGATTTTCTTCACTTCCTCAGCAACCATTCTGTGTTCTAATTGAGCGTGTTGATCACAACGCTGTTCCATATAATGTATCCAACTACGTACAGATCCATTCAAGTAAAGAGTAGTAGAAGAAGTAAGTGGAAGAATCATTCTAGCACATTCTTTAGCTACACCTTCATTTAACAAATCCTTATAGATAGCTACACCCATATCAATATATCCTTGAACAACTTTAGAAGCAGGCATTTTGTCAAATGATCCTATATATGGACACTCAATCATTGGATCAAAAGCTTCTTCACTACTTTGACGATTGGTAGCACCAGCCTTTCTCAATTCGATAGGTTCCATATCAACTACTTCCGCATATCGCTGAGAGAATTCTTGAGGTTTAATCGACCAGTGTCTCAATATCTGAATACCTATAGCTTTAGATGTAGTAACCTCTACAGTCATATTCACCATATCAAAAGGAGACCAATGTTTATGCTTGATCATATAACCAAGCAATTTGTCAGATGTCTCAGTATTTAATTGATTCGATGGATTCGAAACACGAGCAATGTATGCGATCAAGCTTTCAGCATCTAAGTCGGCACCTTCAATTACAGGCTTTGTTAATGAAACTAATTTTACATTCATAATTTATACCTTTTCAGAATTGAATAATTGAGATAGATTAGGTGCCTTGTAATTGATTGATTTCATTACCTTGCCCGTTTGTGCATTATAGACAGCCCACTTGCCAGGAAGTACTTCTGCAAAAGTTGTATCGATACTTTGATAACTATACATTGATATTGTAGCTTGTACTTCACCTTCTGAGCTACACAATTTAGCCATGTTAGCACTATGAACAATATTGAATCCTTCTTGATATTCTTCTTGAAGACCTAAACCAAGAATTGTGCCCATAAGGAAATAATCGATATCGAGCAATGCATCAAGACACTCTGCAATGTCATTCTTCTCTGCAGCATCCTCAAGCTCGTCAAGTTCGCTTTGTATAAATTCAATACGCTTCTTTACCCATGAAAACATAATGGTCTTACATGGAGCATCCAACATTGGATGCTTGAATGCAATTGTAAAATCTTGTACAGACTTTAAACGCTCACATGTGATGTTTGATTCATTTCTAACCTCTCCCATAATTATTCTCCTTTAAGTTTACAATGATTGTCTTGAAAATCGAATATGTTCTTATTCAGTGTTTGACCTGCTTTAAAGTATGTAGGAGTATTACCTACATAAGTATAGTCTCGAAGAGCTTCTCTTGTATCTTTAAATAATTGAAGCTCTCTGTTGTAGGCAAATGAGTCAAAGAACTTTGTATCAGCATCTCTAAAATCTTGCTGATCTGGTTTTTCAAAAGGCATTTTATCTTTCAATAAGACTTCAACCTTACTGTCTACACTTTTGATTTGAACTAAAACTTGTGTGATTGGTGCAACTACTGCCATATTAATTGTTTAATAAAATTTCTACTTTGTCGACCATATAGTCGGTTACTTCAATTGATTGCTTTTCTATAAAGATACTGAATTCTTCAACGATCGATTCGGCTGTGTGCCCAAAAACTATCTCTCCTCCTGCATTGTCAGACTCTTCAGTAGGTATAACTAAAACAGATTCGTGTTCATATACCACCTTTAACGCTAATCCAGATTCATTCAACAAAGACTTATTGATAGCTTGACACTCTTCTCTTGTACCAGTTATGAATAATCTATTATAAAATGATTCACTATTATCAACTTTAAATTTCTCTACAAAATTAACATTGATTTCATTAGCAGAGACTCTAGTAGTCTTATAGATTGGAAAATCCAATTGTATAAATTCAATACTACCATCATCAAATAAAAGGTGACAACCTTTTTCGGTATTCTCTCCAAAATTCTGTTGGTATGCTGATCCTAGATAAGGATAATTCTTATTATGTATATGCCCACTATAGACAGCTTTAAAGTCTTTAAATAGACTCAGATCTACTCCATCGTGAATAGAAACATTGTCATTGTTAGAAGTACTTTTAAAACCTATGTGAGTAAGAACGACAATCTCTTTACGATTCAAAACAGGAATACCTTTAACAAATCCAGTAAATTTTTCTACATAAGGGTCAGTTGCAAAAAAGGGCATCATTAATAAATCAACACCTTCTATATTAATCATCGAAGGTTCTCTATATACAATAATGTTGTTTGAAAACAGATCCAAGAAGCTTCTTGAATCAGCATATAACACCTTATCATGATTACCTGGTATGATAATGAAATCACTTCCCACATTGTCAAATGAATCGAAAATCTTCTTGGCTGATAGGAGTGTGTCTAAATCTTGAGCTTTTCTTGAAGTAAAGAAGTCACCTAAGTGAATTATTCTTCCTATTCCCCTCACACTACAAACCTCATGGACTTGTTCAAAGATGCTTTCAACAACCTTTACTGTTTCATACTTTAAATGAGTGTCTGTAATTAATACAGCAATTGGTGCTTTCTTATTCATATTACTTTTTGAAGACTTCACAACACTGAATTAACGTAGCACAAAACACAACAAAAAAAATAAAACAACCAGCAAAGTGCCAACCATCTTCAAATACAAATCTCAATACTTCCATAATTATATAAATAATGTTACATCTATAAGATTCACCAGAGCAAGTACAAAAGCACACACAAAGCCAAATGTACCCATGCTATCGTCATCCTTAGAGGAGTCCAGAGCACCTAAAAGAAACAATACACAAAGTATTGTATTCCAAATTATCAAGAATGTCATATTTTCTTATTTAAAATAAAGAGGAGACCTAAGCCTCCTCCTCATACACTTCAACTATTCAAACTAAATCTTACTCTTACCCAAATTAGCTAATCGACTTTTGGCTTTACTTCCAGCCTCAGCACTAGGAGCGATCGCTGCACCTGCTGTTAAGTCGTCTACTTCATCTACAATAGGATCCTTTTCCCATGGTAACAATTCTTCTTGAGTTACAGGTACTGTTTTCTGTACTCTACTAGTCTTAATAACTACAGGTTCGACTTTTTCTTTAGGAGTGTTGATTTTACTACCTATTTTATCAGCCAATACAGGAGCTTGTTCTGTTTGAGCAACAGGCTTAGGTGGTACTTGTTTCTGAATTGCTTCAACCGCTGCTTGGAATTCATCCAAGGCAGTAATCTGCATACCTAAAAGTTGATCGACGTGAGTCAAACCTTCTAATGCGTCTTCAAAGTCTCCTTGATGATATACATTGGTATACTTCTTACTCAATGTGTCAACTTCCATGAAGTAATCAAGTTGAGCATCTGTTAATGGAAGCTCTTCTCCAGTTTTAGCTTGATACATTTTGTTTCCTGGTAGATTCGTATTCTTTGTGACAAGAACTATAACACCAGTATCGGGATCTGTAAATGGCTCAGGAACTAAAGCAGCGTCTTCTCCTTCTTTTGTAACAGAGCAGTTCTCCATACTTTCCTTTAATGAATTTGTCATATCAAGGAGACCAAAAATTACTGCACCGTTTTTGTGATGATCTGCATAGCCTACCCAACCTAATTTAGCAGTGATACCTTTTTGACCATCTGTAATAACTTTCAAGAGTCTAACTTTCTCTTTTGAATCTGTTACTTCTTCTTCAATAATTTCCTTAGCTAGATCGATATAGATCTCAACAATATCTTCATCGAGACCGCCATGTATACGACCATTGTATACAGGTCTACGTTTTGTCTCAGGAATGTTATCTTTGTTGTTTTTAGTTGTATTCAACCAATGAACAACTTTCTTGTGTACGAACGATTTCTCGCCAGGGTGTGCTGGATACATTCTAAACTTAGAAGTAACTTGATCTACGATAGTGTGAAAAGGTATCCCTTCGAAAGAATTACTAACTAAATCTGCGACTTCTGTCGCTTGCTCTGTAAGAGCAGCCATCGTTGTGGCTTTAAATAAACGTCTATTTGTACTCATTTGAATTAAATTGATTAGTGTGTAGTTTTTAAGCCCAACCTTTATAGGTACGAACTTTAATTTTATTAATAGTTCCTTCTGCTATCTCAGCTTCAGTTTTATTTACAAATCCTGTAATTGAATCAAGCTTCCTTGCTTTTTGCATACAAGCTTCAGAAAATTTATTCATTGTGTTCAATATATGCATTGTAGCAAGTAGAGCTTCTTGAGATTCTACATACTCTTCACTAGTATGAATCTCTGCTTCTAAATACGCTTGTGTAGGTTTTTGATCCTTTAAAAGTTCTTTATATTTTTTCAACAAGATGGCTTCTGTAATCCTAGAATCCAATTTAGCTTGCAAATAAGCATTCTCTGCATCGGCACACATCATGTTGACCTTACCAATAAGTGAAGGAAAAGTTAAAAGTTCACCTAAAATATTGCCGTGATCAATTCTTAAAATGTCATCTATATCTAAACCATCAGTTGAAAAATCATAGTTCATACTTACTACTTGACCATTCAGTGAAAAAGAGAATGTGGTTTTATTTTCCATATTGTAAAGATATCGATTATTTATTTACTGTGATAGTGACTTTCCTCTTAAATTTGAAATTTTCAAATTCATTAATAATAATATCTCTTTCGATAGGATTAAGACCTGCTAAGAATTTCTGTATAAAAAAATCACTATTGCTACACATATCGCTTACAAAAGATCCTCTACATACAGAAAGTAATTCTTCATCAGGTAGCTGAAGAAGTTTAGAGAAATAAAATATTTCATAATCGCTACCAAATCCAATTGCAACCTTTAACTCTTCTTTCCATTCCTCTATGTTGAATTGATGAAGATTAAACATTGAATGTTTATACGTTTTCGATTGTTTAATCTGTTTTAAAATATCATCTCCGTAACACCAAACAACTCCCAATAAGGAATCAAAAATAAGGACGATACAAATAGTTGTAAATAATTCAAGACCTAACACTCTCCATATGAAAAGCGTTACAAGAGGCTTAATCGAAACGACTACCAACATTTTAATAATAAATTTTATCATATTTCTATATATTTGTTTTTTTTGAATAACACAATAACAGCACATAGATTGGAGTTTCACCAATTCGCACCCATAACGAGTACTCGATTCTAAGATCCTATGCGAGTTATATCATTGTGCTTCTGCCTTGTAACTTATCAATGAAGACTCAGTATTATGTCAGGACTTTAACTCAATTTATTCGCTCCATTGCTCTCATTAGGCTACCGCATACTCCTAATTACCCTCCTTTTGATTATTCAACATCTTTTTTGGTTACTCTTTGCGCTCCCTCACCACATAAATGTTGCCGAACAGTTACTTACACAGGTCGTTGTCCCGCTTGGTCTCGAACCAAGACTCTTCTGTTCCAAAAACAGACGTGTTGCCAATTACACCACAGGACAAAATAGTCACACCTTCACTGTTATAGTACAGGAAACGGTTCTTCTGATAACGAAACTCTCACCCTTTCTATGGCTTGACTGATTACCGTATAACCACGGTGCTGGCCTTTTGAAGAAGAGTAGCACTCTTCGCACAAGAACTCCGATTCGAACAGAGATGAAAGGATCTGGAATCCTTCAGATTAGCCAGTTATCTGATTCTTGTAAATTAAACTATTTTGCAATTTTCAGCCACAACTCGACAAAACTCAATCATTTGTTCGTGAGTGCCTCTATTCTTAGCATAGTTGGCCATTATACTAATGAATTGAACATTGTCAGCGGTATATCCCTTCTTATTATCAATTCGATCAAGAGAAACTCTATATAGAGTACTATTCTTGTAATTGTTTCGAGAATGATACAAGATCAATTGAACTTTTGTATAAACGCAAATGCCTTGTTGTTTATCCCATTGAGATTTCATCTCTTGAAGTGTTAAAGTATTGGGTTGAATTTTGACCCTTCTTTGACAACTTCTCAACAATTCTCTAAAACCAGTGAATTGATCTTTATCTCGTGCATCTTTTGAACATTGAATACAGCAGAAAGATCCTTTAGCTCGTCCTGTCCTTAGATTATATTTAGTTTGACTTTCATTTCTATGAAATGATTTAGAACATTGAGGATTTGCACAAGTAATTTCAACCTTAGCCATTTAGAATTAAATAATTTGTGGAGGTGGGGGTCTACGATAACCCCGTCCAGAGATGTTGTAATTAAAATATTTATATATGCTTTAAATTGGGATCGAAAAGAATAATCTAATCAACCTAACTCCACCATCTAGTTTGTGACTCTAGCAAACTTGTATTAGTATTAGGCTGCTAATTCTAATTCTTCTTCCTTTGCAGGAGTAAAGACAATTGATTTAGCTTCATTCAATAGAGCATCCATGGCTACCATGTCTGCATCTGTTATTGTGTTTTTGCCATTTATTGATTGCACTCAATTTTAACGTAGTAGCCTGCAAGCCTACGGCATAATATTTTAACCCAGAACCATCCTGTCAAATCCGTTCACCCCCATATGTAAAAGAACATTTTATTATTTAGTATCGAAGACGAGACTTCAACCCGCATAAGTCTCCCGTTAGGATACGCTTTTGTCTTTAAGCTACTTCGACACAGATCGTTGTGCGATCAATGTTTTTGAGATATAAGTCATCACTATTATAGGCTTTTGTTTAGGTGATGAATCTTATGTTACCTAACTTCAAAGGTCCTATATCTCAAAAAGATTTTTAAGCGTTCTTTAATTCCGATACAGAATTACGAACATCTTGAGAATTTTGCTTCAACGTTTGCATATGAGCACGTAAGCGAGTACCAGCAGCCTTATTACCAGCATCAAATTTAGCAGCTTCAGATTCAGCAGCGTCTAATGTAGCTCTCATTGCTGTGATTTTATCTTTCATCATAATAAATAATTTTAGTTTGTTCTAAGTAATCAATCCTTAATTGTGAATACAAAAATAATACCTTTGTGTGTTGCAAACAAGATCGCTACCTCATTAATATCCTGATGTGGATTCGATCTGCCTTCATATGATCTATCCTTTGGCACACATTACCTGCAGCTTTCCAGTGATTCATAAATACATGATGTGAAAGTTGATTCCACAATTTAAGACTCAATCTCCAATGTTTAAAAAAACTCTTCATAGTTAATTTAATATTTCTACACGACTACCTTCAAAAGAATAGATTACATTTCTCTTATTCCATTCATCGTATTTAATAATTCCTTCCATAAACATGATACACTTTTTCGTAAGAGATGTAGACATTAGTCTCCACTTATCGGGCCATATAGTTGCGTTAAGTGCATCACCATTGTGATCGACAGTAAGGATACCCATCGGTCCGTTCTTAGTCTTTCTTTCTATGATTTCATCAACTACTCCTACAAGCAAAACCCTTCTACCAACATTATTCTTATCTTGCACATAGTTCGTAGTTGCATGGCACAATTGTGATCCATCCATCCGAGTATCTCTTTGAAGTTCTGTATAATCGATTGATCCATATCCGAGAAGATCTTTTTCTATTGTCTTCCATAAATAATTTTTATTCTTTGCTTTATTAACGTGAATAGGATCTTTTTCATCGCCCTTTTTAAAAGTAAAGCTTTCGTGCTGAGTAATTAGTCTAATTCTATCTATTGGCTCAGCTATACTTTCTATCTCATCAAAACATCCAGTAAAGATCATGTTCTTAACAACATTTCTTTTCATATACTTCTTTTCACATCGAGTTAGGAATTCCTCGAAAGAATAAAATTGACCTCTTTCTTTTCTTTCTTGCATTAAATAAGTAAAACTAGCAGCACCTAATCCTGCTATCTTATTCAATGGAAAATAAAACTTACCTGTCTTATCGTTATATTCAAAACTATCTGTACTAATATTAACATCAGGAGCTGTAATCTTTATATTGGATCCAACTTTGATCATTTCCGATAGTCGAGAATTGATATCGTCCTTCTTAGCAAACTTTAAAGACACACTCCAAAATTCAACAGGATAGTTCACTTTCAACCATTGACAGATGTAGCCTGTAATAGAATATGCTGCTGCGTGAGATTTATTAAAAGCATATGTCGAGAAATCTTCAAGCTTCTTCCAAAGAATATTTGCTTGATCTCTTTCGTATCCTTTATCAACCGCTCTGTTAACAAATATGGATTTATACTTATCCATAATTGTGTGGATCTTTTTACCCATTGCTCGTCGAACATCTTCAGCTTCAATCATTGTAAAGTCTCCAACAACTTGACATATCTTCATTACTTGTTCTTGATATACGATCAATGAATAAGTCTCCTTAGTAATATCTTCAGTCAGTGGATCAAAACGAGGTTGTCTTAATCCTTGTTTAAATGATACATAATCATTGTGAGCATTCGCAGCAATTGGACCAGGACGAAAGATAGCATTCACAGCAATCAACTCGTTCAATGAGGATGGCTTTACTTGTAAACAATAATTCTTTAATCCTTTAGCACCAAAGTGAAACACATCTTCATTTAAACCCTTTTTAAATAACTCGAATACCTCTTTATTGTTGTGAGGTAGATTATAGATATCGATATCGATATTGCTTCGCCTCTTTATTAGAGTGACTATCTCTTTGAATTTATCAAGTTGAGTAATACCCAAGATGTCTTCTTTCAAAAAACCAGCTTTGTCTAAATATTCTCCTTCCCACTCACTAACAATAATTCCATCTACTCGCTTAACGGGAATTTGTTTATAAATGTCTGTTATTTCACCATCTTTAGTCTTGTTCGGAACAATAATCATACCAGCAGCGTGTACTGAGCAGGATCTTGGTTGATCAAGAACTATACGAATAGCGTTAATTAGATCGATGTTCTTTTTTACAAAAGCTTTGACAGTAGCGTTAGACCCGTTATTGGCATACTTAAATAAATCCCACCAATTCCAATCGTCGTTTGTTGCAAGGGTACTATTGATGTAATTTAATTCATCATGGCTGAGATTAAACTGCTTACCAAGATCCTTAATAGCTGCTTTAGGTTTCAATGTAGTGTATGTACCAATACAACATACATTCATCTCACCAAATCTTTCTTCTATATATCTTTTAACTTCAGGTCTTCTAGCAGATTCTATATCACTATCAATATCGGGAAGACCTGTTGCAATTCTTGATTCATTAATAAATCGTTCAAAAATAAGATCGTATTTAATAGGATCCACCCTCGTAATATCTAACAACCACGCTATAAGACATCCACCTGCTGAGCCTCTACCAATACCTGTATAAATATTCTCTCTCTTACAAAACACGAACACATCCCAAAGAATTAAAAAGTAGTGATGGACCTTTCCATTAACAAGTACGTTATACTCTCTCTCTAATCGCTCAGCATATTCATCAATGCGATCTTCTGGGATCATTCCATTTTCACATTTCTGAACAAAGCCTTCTTGAAGCAATGTACTGAAGAGATCTTCTTTCGATCTTATAACTCCATCTTGACATTTATGATTGTAGTCATACTCAGGAAGCTTTAATACACCTGTTGATATTTTAAATTCAACTGCTTGTGTAAGTTTCCAAAGATTATCAGATGCTTCTGTAATGAATTGCAATCTAGTATAACCACTAATGACTTGATCTTTTGGCCATATATCATATAGACGTTCTATTTGCTCATTGAATGTTTTAAAATACTCATCATTTGAGTGAAGCTCTGATACTCCATCGATTTGATTAAGTAGAGTCTTTATAAAAGCATAATCTTGATCAGCATAAAACGTATTACTCATTATAATAGGAGCGAATGTCTTTATATGATCAACGTTACTCAAATATGATTTGATAGCAGTTAATTTATCAAGATCTGTCTTTTGATTCAAATACCTTGAAGTATCAAGTGCAAAATACAAATGAGAGAAGGCCTTCTTATACGTCTTTAAATTTATTGCGAATGAAAAGTTTACATTTGGCTCAACCACACAAATCAAACCCTTTGTATGTTTCAATAAGACAGTATCAGAAATATATTTATCGAATTCATTGTCGACATTGATAATCTTATTAATCTGCAGTAAGGAGATCCATCCTTGATCGTTCATTGCATACAACTTTACATTGTATCGCTTCATATCAAAGCTTTGTACAATTACTGTTTCACCAATAATTGGTTTAATCCCGATCTTGTTGCACTCAAATTGAAAAGCTAATGTTCCTCCTAATGTATTTCTCTCAGCAATGCCAAGTACGTCGTGTCCCATCCACTTTGCCTTACGACAATACTCTTCATACAATCCTACACCATTGAGTATCTCATAACCTCCTCTTACAAAGAGATTGCAATAATATTCATTGCCGCTTTGTTCGTATCTACCTATATAGCGAAAGACTTGGGGATTCTTAATCTTGTAATTCTCGATAGCCTCTTCGAAATAAAAAGTTCCACCAAATTCAAATACAAAATATTTAGGCTTATTTGAATCAAAAAGAAAAGATTCCTCTTCACTTAATTTCAAACACATCAACTCATCAAAAAGGATTACCTTTTTACCTTCTTTGATTCCCTCTACATACAAAAAGGAATTCCCATCTATTTCAAATAGCTTAGGACTCTTATAAGTTACTTTAAGTTTATTATTTGCTATCCAATCTCTAATTTCCATTTTGTTTCTTGTTGCGTGCTTTGAGTTTGTTTACTATAACAATCATCCATTTGTGTCCACATATATAATCGATTTGTTGACCGAGCATAGATCGAATAAGTATTTTTACACAGGTTGCTACAATACCGCAGATGATCAATATTACGATAATTTTTATTAGGGCAATTATTTCCATTATTTATAATTTGATAGTTGTAATTGTCTCTTTTGGAACTCAGACCTAATACTTATTTGAATTTCTACAAAGTCAGATGTAGAAATTTCCATTGATGTGACTTTAACTCTATATGTTCCATAATTTCGATCGAGCCATAATCCACCTTCGAATATTTGATCTTTTAACTTATAAGTGAAATCACAATCAAAAGGACTACTTTCATCTTCATTCTTTGTAAATGATAGACCTTTAGGATCAATTGATAAATTCATACTACTTAAACTTATTGTTACAAAACTTACAATTGCCTTTGTGAGTCAAATAAAAAGCATGACTCATTACAGAAGCACCTCCTATATATTCACAACTGTCAATTATATAGATACATGAATACAATGAGTTGTTATAGTTATCTCTAGCGTGTATTTCATTTCCTTTATATTCTCTTTCACAACCAAACAATAAAACTACTCCTAATACAAATAATACCTCTTTCATCTTAATTTCTTTTTTGTAACGATGTTCAAGTTATATAAAAAAGGTGTGAATTTTACATTAATAACCTCTTTAAATTGCTCTACTGTGATCTCATCAGGATCCTTTCCTAAATGGTTATAAATAGAATATACGTTTAAGAAATTTCCTTTTAGTAAATTGACATAGTGTTTGGAACTTTGAATAGCATCTAAATCGAACATCAAATGTACATTTTGTACATTCATAGCTCTTAATTTGATTTTAGTAATTTGACTTCCAGAAATCTTTTTACCAAATGTTGCAATGCAAGTCCATTCTCTCATCCCCAAGAATCGCAAGAATCTGTTGACTGCTATCATGTCGAAAACTCCTTCTACTATTATAACATTCTCAATTTTGACATTTAGTAAATTGTATCCATATATCAATTTTTCAAATTCGACATTGGATGAGTTTTTATATCTTGGCTTAAATGATTCTGTTCCAAAATATCTACAAACATAGCCCTTAATATTTTCTCCCTCTTCAACAGGGAAAATCACATAATCGCGCAATTTAAAGTCTTTGAGAGTGGTACCTACATTGTATTCACTATAATCTAAACGAGTAAATCCCCTCTTTGTTAAGTATTCGTGATGATTTACAATTTGTCTATATCCAACAGGTAAAAATACATCACTTGTACTAATAGTCAAATCTTTCTTTTGATCACTATTAAATACTCCAATTTTATTAATAAGTAAAGGTTGAGTAATTGGACTAAATGTTATTAATTCATCGTAAATATCACTTCGGCCTACTTCATCTAATAGCGACTTTATTCCACCACGAGCTTCACACTTCTTACAATCCCATGGATGACCTTCTTTTGAAAAGTTAACATAAAAGTGCCACGAAGAGTCGTGGCAGAACGGACATGTTTTAGCTATTAAGTGTTTGTTGGAATCCTTTGTAGAACCTAAAACATCTTGAAGTACCTCTTTATCGAGGAGTATCGTAGATTTCATAGCTGAGTGGGATTATTGTATGGAATGCATGTACAAACACCTCTAATAAAATATTCGGATCTGTATTGATCACGATATCGGGAATTTCAATTAAGGCTGTCTGTATATAATCGTCATAAACATTAGAGGGATATCGTCCATTGTTGACTTGAAAGACAAACTCCCTAATAATCACTTGTTGATATTTAATACATATCTTTTGTGCAATATCAAGGAGTGAAGTGTGTAGGAATTTTCTTTGTACCCTATCTTGAATCAAATTATTAATCACATTAATAAAGAGCGCTTCAGATCCACGACTGTCGAACAAATCTTCATTAATTTTTACATAAATGATAGCCCATCTTTTATTCCATTCATTAAGCCATATAGGACAATTGTGTCGTAGATGTCCTATATACCAAGCTATTCCATCGAACATGAGATTTTCTATTGAACCAACGTTTTCATCTATGAGTAATAAATCGATATGGTCATTTGCTTTTTTCATCAAATGATTCATTCTTAATGTACTCTTGGTAGTTAAGATATCTTTAGTTAGTTGCGGTTGTTGTTGCATCTATTGGTTTTACTTTTGAACGCCTTGTAGTCTTCTTTTCACTTGACAATGGAGAAACGACAACTTCCCATTCTTTTTTCACACATTGAAGATCACTATCCCAAAAATAGTTAAGTGTCTTTTGTTTATTGTAAAATCTCCCTCTATCGAATCCTGTTGCTATTGGAAGCAATTGACCTGCCTTATGCTTTCTAAACTTATCGCAATAGATTCTAGCAAACCCCTTGTCAAGTTCATCTCTTGTTGCATTAATTGTAAGAAAATATGAGAATGGTTTAACTATACCTTTGAATTCAGATACATTATAACGTGTCATAAAGAAACCAGGATTCTCTAACTCTGCAGGAGAGATTGAAGACGCCTGTGTTGCTGTTGCTACTGCACAGTAATGCTTAACAGCTATGTTCTTTAATTTATTTCCTGTTGCCTCTCTTCTAAATCTTTCATCTGAAGGACGATACTTTTTACCATCACCAGGATTTAATAATTCTAAATAATCTATCAATACTAAATGGATCTTACCGTAAAGTTTTTCCATTTCAGTAAGTCTTCGATCAATGTCAAGGGCTGATGGGGTACCGAATTGTTCAAAAGCATCTACAATTATTTCACCTCGAAATCTTCCAGAGTCAGTACATAATTTTGTGAATTTACCCTCTTCAATTGTACACCTTTCAATATCATCTAACTTAGAGCCAGTCCATGCAGAATCATATTGATCAAGACATAATTGCAATGTATCTTCTAATTGAAAATGAGCTACTCTCAATCCTCTCATTGCAGCTTGAATGCCTAAATACTTTAAAGCTTGAGATTTACCATAACCAGATTGAGCTAAAAACAATACCGTATCGCCTAATTTAAAACCTCCACCTGTATAAAAATCTAATGGATCAATTCCAAAAGGAATACGAATGTTGCGTTCAAAATCTACTTCACTTTTCGCTATTTCGTAAGCTCTATCGTAATAGCGATCAGAAAAACTACCAAAGACTTTGTGAAAGGTTGTTGCTCTTAACGACACAGCTTGTATCTCTTCATATAAGCTACCAAGTCGTGTTACAACATCCTCTTTGTTGTGAGATGTATTATAGATGGTAGATAATTGTTCATAACCTTCTAGGAACAAACATTGCTTAATGTACATTTCAAACATCTGGATAAACGCTTCCTTCTCTGGTGGAGTTGCTTTCTTTATGTTCGACAATGCCTCTAAAATATCCAATCCAATAACGTCACTTTGGAACGCTTGATTCATTATACCATAAGACGGAACTTTTTGTTCTATGTTATGATAGTTAACGCAAAATTTCCAAATCTTTTTATATTCTTCAGAAGGAAGAAAACTATACTTCAAATAATGCTTCATTATCTCAAAGACCATTTTGTCTTTGAAGGCTAACGATAAGGCTTCATCTAAAAATGTTTCAGTAATCTTAATACTAGACATTTGTTACTCTCTTTTTAAACATATCAGGATATTCTGATTGAAGTGCTAACTTACACTGATCACTACATACGCATTGCTTGCAGTGATCAGATAAAGGATGATAGAGACTTGTAGTGATATAACACCAATCAAATCTTCTATTGTCATTTTCGGTTTTGTTTTTTTCTACTTCTTCATAATCCGTGGGTGGTTTAAGTTTTTCGCTCTCGCTATTAACACTCTTAAATTTAATAATCTTATTAGTATCAAACAAGGTCTGTTTATATTGACCTGTTTTTAACCACCTCTGGAAAGCTTTCGGTCCAAAAATCCAAGCTATATTGAAGTAACCACTATATTCTCTTACGTTCTGTAGTGCAGACCAATACTGTAGTTGATACTCTATATAGCGATTTGTAAAGTCATCTCCAAGAGTAATTAATTGGTATTGTGTAGATATTAACTTGATGAAGTTAGATAGCATCTTATAGTCTTTAACTAGAGACATATATCTATATTTCGGATTATTAGAAGTCTGTCTATATATCGCTTGAAAAGATAGTGCTAAGTATTGTTCTGTTATTCTAATTTTGATCATGTAGCATCAACTATCGGTACAATCTTATAATGTGGTATTTGAGAAGTTGGCCCTTTTTTGATTTCTTTCATTTTGTAAACAAGTAAAGAGTACAAGCCTCGATCTATCACTCTTCTTGTTTTTATATTTTCTCCTACTTGATATACAATAGCAAACACTTCGTTTTTTTTACCTTGACCCTTTTTAGCCTTAGGTTTCTTGATGATAGTTTCGATACCGTATTTTTTATGAAAATTGAATTCTTTTATTTGTTGCTTAAAAGTTTGTTCCATATTTCTTATTGGAAATTAAATTCTATTACTTGTGGATTCAAAAGATTGGTCGTGTTGTTTTAAGATTGCTTTATTTGATAATCGTTTCATAATACCTTTATTAATTGACATTTTCATTTCAATACCAATAATGACAGCGATAGAGGGCGTAATCGGAGAATGTATCCATCCTTTAAAATAATGAGTAATTATTTTGGAATTAATGGATTCCATCAAACTTGCGTAAGTTTTAAATCTATCTCTCGTACTCCATATATCATATCTATCCTTTGGTATATTGACGATTTTCATAACTTTCCTTTCATTCGTTGAATCTTCTCAAGATCTTGTTCTTTATAAAGATTAAATAAACCACCATCTTCAATCATATAAATACCATCTTCACAAGCAACAAGATTTCTATAAAGAACCTTACATTTTCTTTCTTTAAAAGAGTAAGGCAATTTAGAAATTAATTCTTTTACTTTTTCATATGAATCCTCTCTAATTGCTATCTCATCGGTCTTATACCATAAAAAATCTTTCTTATCAATAACCTCCTTAATATCGAAGCAGACTTTGTATGATTTGTTTCTAATGTTCTTGTATATGATTGGGTAGTCGCTTAATTCTTGTACTACTCTTTTAAATTTACCGTTGACTTTGGTAGTGCGATAAATAATAGAAGCAAGAGTTGCAAGCGCTTTGTTTCGAGCCAATTTAAACTCAGGTGCTAGAAGTTTAGTATATAATTCTTCTTCAATGTAGCCTTCATTTAAAGCTGTCCTCCAGTAACAATTATCGATATCGAATAAATAAAAAATCTCTCCCTTTTTAAAAACTCTTGATCGAGAACTGAACGATTGCTGAGGAAATTCTTTCTCTTCTTCAAGTGTTTTTTTTCTACCACCTTGAAGACACTTCCTTATACTAGCGCGAATAGTGGTAGATTGACTAGCTGCTTTAAACTCCTTCGACTGCATATCTAAGAAGTGATACTTTTCATTAGTAGTGTTGTCAATCACATTTACAGTAGAGTTTCTCTCAATGACTTCTACATCATGATTCTGATTGAATAAAGTATAGGCTATGGAATAAATCCTTAGCCTATCTCTTATTATTATTAATTTATGATTTGGTGTTTTTAATTCATTAGTACTTACGACCTCATTTCTTTTTTCTATTGGACTTTCTTTCTTCTTGTTTGAGTTTGTCGTATTCTTTTCTAACCTTTTCATATTTTTCTTGCATTAAATCTAAATGCTTTTTGAACTCAACGAAGTTGGCAATCTTCTTATGTAATCTATTTGACTTAATATTTATACCAGCAATCTTACGACCATACATCCGTAAAGTCTCTCTTACCTCATAAAGGTTCTTATATGCTTGTTCTTCTAATCGCTTTCTTGCTGTTTTGTGAAATGGATTTCGATCATGATCGAGTTCGCCATATAGAGTAGTAGCGCTCGTTTCAAGAGAGCGAACCATTTCGTATCTCTTTTTATTAAGAACCAATTCTTCTTGAATTTTTCTACTCGCTTCTTTTACCTCTGCAAAAGATTGACCTCCATAAAGTTCCAAAGGGAAATCTTGAAATTCTGTCTTCATCTCTTGATCGAGTAATTCTATATGAAGATATAATTCACCTGTCAATCTATCTTGTTTTAAAAATGCTTTGATGTATGGAGCTTCATCACTACCCTTACCTGCATTTTCCATATTGGAACTATTAACGAAATCTCTACAATATTCATAAGTATAGTCACCCAATAAAAATGGTGTACGAATACTTAGTTCAGTTCTTACTTCTAATCTTTCTAATTGTTTTTTGAAAATAGAATTACCATTGTCGTAATTTAAAAGCTCACTAATTAAATAATTCATTTCCCAATAAGGAACTGGATTAGCTATCAATCCAAAAGGAAAGGCTTGAGTGAATTTATCATAAGCATTTTCAGCTGTAATGATTAAATCGGTTTCTGGAGATTGTCTTAATCGTTCTTTTTCTTTTTTCTCTTGACGATCAACCTTACTAAAATGAGCCTTTAGAATCTTATATGTAGGAATGACTCCTGTGACCGATATGATCTCACCTGCTACTTTAGCTGTTTCTTTGTAACTAGAGAATCTATCTTTGTGTTGTTTCCAAAGCTTAGAGCGAGTCTTGTTTACCCTAACTAGGGCTTGTATTGATTTCTTAGAAACTTTTCTTGGTTTTGCCATAAAGAAAATTAAGCCCTCCTAAGAGGGCTATTTAATCAAGGGTTTTATATACCTTGTCCCATAAATGGAAAGTCTAATATAGGCATTATTAATATGACTATTCATTAAATTAGATTTATTATAGGGTAAGGTTTTTATAATGAGACTCCGCCATCTGCAATGTAGGGAAACTACATGCATTGGTTCCCCACTCTCTTGAACTTGGGTATTGTTCTTTAGCTTTTAATTGTTGAGGGATTCCTCCAAAATTAACAATCGCTGCCTTCTGTTTCTTTATTTTAATCACGTCGTAAGATTGAATTCTCCCATCTTTATTACCAACTCGTTGAGCATAGATGGCATGTGTTTCACATCTCTTTACTTGAGTGAAGAAATATCCCTTCACATCACGACCACCATTGATTTCCAATGGAAGTGGTTCATAATATTCTTCAATTTGTTTTTCCATCAATTAAAATCTCCTTCTTCTATAACCCAATAAGAATCCTCTCTTACCATAATTGCATGAGGTATATAATCATCTTTATCACTACTCCACCTTCTCGTCTCTATAACAAAGTAACCATTACCAACATAAGCAATGTGTCCAGAACTACCGATATCATCTAATTCTCCAATGCCGTGTAAATAACAATCATTCGTTTTCATTCCAACCTTAGGTTCGAATTCAAATTTTGGCTTATCTTTAAGCCTATAGTTCATATTCATCATCTCAATATATCGGCTACCTTTTCAGTAAATTCATTATATGCAGATACGAATGATTCTTCATTGACGAATGATATATAAAATATATCTGCAGGAGAATTGTTATCCATAAATCGAACTTCAATAGCTATTTCTTTAGTTGTGACGAAGGCTCTATATGTCGCTTGTTCGCTACCACCTAACTCCTTATAGAACTGTAGAGTCCCTTTGATAATGGTATACTCAGGCTTAACTGATTTAGTAGTCACTTTAAACCCTTCTGCAATTAAATAATTACAAATATCTTTCGATAACTCGTTATCTTCCTTCAATGATCTAATACCATTTAATGCCATATTCTTAATTGTTTTAACTTTAACTAAAGTAAGTATATATAAAGACACTATGCCGTCTATTAATAATACAATGCACATAAATCCAATACACATTACAACGATATATGCTTCGTCTATTCTTTCAAGATATGAAGTTATCAATTTTATATCACGTTCTAACATTAGATTCCTCATTTACTCGATCTCGATACACTATACCCCATATTCTTTGCCCATGTAGGGTTGACTTCTATCTCTCCATGATGCTCTCTACATACAGCTAAGAAGAAATCTACATCCCACAATAATTTAATTCCTAATAATCTTTTGGTATCATTAGCATATCCAACTTTACCTTTCTTGTGGTGTACATCACAAGAATCATTACAACAACCTAAAACTTGACAAGTAGAATTGTTTAACAAGAATTGATCTCTATTAGGATTATATTCTGTTTGATTTTCTTCTTTGCGTTTATCTGCTACAGGCTTAATTGATTTTTGTTTTTTATAAATAGATTGACCTGGATGGAGTCTTTGCCAATTGTGCTGCTGACAGAGTTTGTATTTTTTATTGATCGTTGGATAATTACATCCTTCTTGAGAGCATCTATCTATCATAATTTTCAAGTAGTCTTAATACATCTATCTTAGCACACATACCTTCCAAGGAGGTGTCGTGATGTAATATGTTTTGATTTTTATCTATTAATACCCTTGTAACCTCTTCACCCCTTTTAGCAAAAAAACAATTAGCCTTTAAAGGAGGATTATTATTTCCCATCCACTTTGTAGCCCATTGAGTACAATCTTTATCAAGATACCATTCAAAACCCTCTTCGTTGACTAATACAGGCTTCTCTCCATTTTCCCATGGAAAGAATTTCCACTTATTTATATCATCCATCTATCCGTTTTTTTCTTCTTAGTCTGCGATTTTTGAATTCTCTCTAGTTAAAAGTCTCGCTAACATTGTAGATGTTTCTAAACCATTATTGCCCACCAATAAAACTACACCTACCTTTTTATAGTTTGTTTATTTCATTTTCGACATTTTCCCAATACTTATGTTCTCGCTCTAGGTTTTGTACTTCCATCCAATCAAAGTCAATTGCACTATCTATCTCACATACCGCAATTAGTGCAGCTTGTTTAGCTAGGGCTATGTCAAACTTCGATACAAAAGGTTTAAATTTATTTACAAGTTCTAAGGCCTTTTCTTGTGGAGTCACATTTACATCACATTTCATTGAGATAAAATTACAATTCTTTATATTAATTAGTACCATCATATCCTCAATATGATCTCAAATAGTGAATATTCATTTGACTTGTTTTCGATAAACCTCTCAATGTTGTTTATTTGAGACTATACAATTACTCATTTTACATTTATAAAGTTTGAGAGGTTTATTGAAAACTAGTTCATTTGAAAAAATTGATAACGTTTTCCTTAACTACAATCATCTCCTAATAACTCTCCTTCCTCTTTACCCTATAAAGCAAAATCAAGCACATCCAAGCACTTATAAGCTCCTACCCTCCTCTCTCCGAGAT